GGGTCAAGGATATCTTGAAGAACGTCTTTGGCTCAACTTCCAACATTGGCCGGATTGCCCGTTCAGAAGTCACAGAGCAGTCCGAAAAGGGCCGTGGACCGTTGCCCGAGGCTCCACGTGGAACAACGGCCAGAGCCATGCTCCAGCGTGCCCTGCCCCCGGCAGTACCGGTGCGTGGGACGCAGTATTTGGTGCCTACGCCGCCCCAATTTGGTCAGGCCGTACCTGGGATGCCCCCGTCTGTTCGTTCGGTGCCCACGGCCCCGCCAGGGGGCGGTGCGGGTGGTGGAGCAGGCACCCCAAGCGCCCAGCAGATGTATCAGGCCTTGTTCCCACGGGACCCCCTGAGCCAGATGCTCCAGGCCCGACAATTACAGCAACAACCGCCCGCGCCCGGGCAATAAGGTAAATCATGATTGAAGACCTGATCGCAACCCTGTTCTTGAGCCGTGAGGTGGCCCACCGGGCACACCTGACCGTGACCGGTCCGGGCAGCTTTTCCAAGCACATGGCCCTGGGCTCGTTTTACTTGGAAATTGGCGAGAACGCTGACAGCATTGCCGAAGCCTACATGGGCCGCCATGGCGTACTAGGGGAAATCCCTATGATGGGGTACAAGCCCGAGAAGGACATTGCTGACTGCCTGCAATCCCAGCTCGATAGCGTGGAGAAGATGCGCTACAAGTGCTGCCCCAAAGAAGACACTGCCATTCAGAATCTGATCGATGAATCTGTCGCCACGTACCTGAGCACGCTGTACAAGCTGCGCAACCTCAAATAAGGAGCCGCCATGGACCGCAAACCAGCAATCTGGGAAAAGAAACGCCCCGCTTCCCTGGGAAAACCAAAGAAGCTCAGTCTGTCCGAGAAGGCATATGCCAAGGCCACGGCCAAGAAAGCGGGTAGGCCCTACCCCAACTTGGTTGACAACATGCGGGCCGCCAAGAAGTAGCAGTTGCCATCACCTCAGTCGGGGATTACTCCTCCCTCGATGGCACTTTGGCCCGGGCTCACAAGGCCTGGGCCTTTTTTAAACTCTTCCACCTTGCGCCACCACTTGTCCTTGTAGCCGTCAAACTCACGGCCCACGGACACAAACTCTTGTGGCGTTCCGTCATGGGACATCATCATGATGACCCCTTGGTTGAGATCAGTCCCGTGCACCTTGTTGTGCGCTTCGGCATAGGCGGCCAACTGGATGAAGTAGTCCTCAATCCACTCGCGCTTTTTGGGCTTGTTGGTCTGCTTAAAGTCGATGATGCAAGGCTTGCCTTTGTAGACACCAATGCAGTCGGAAGTGCCCGCATAGGTTGCCGGGTAGTACAGGGGGATTTCTGTGCCCCAGACCTCATCCACGTGCGGGAAGAAGTGCTCCAGCAGGGCGTATCCCATGCGATACCCTTTGATTTGCAGCCACGTTCGTGGCACGTCCAGGGGCCGGTTGAGCAGGAGTCTTTCCACCACTGAGTGCATGTGCGTCCCAATGGTTGCTGACTCGTTTTTGATGCGCTCCGCTTCGTCCTTGCCCACCCGGTCGGCCCACGCCTCCAGATGCGCCTTGTCCTTGGTGGCACTGAGCACGGCGGTCACGCTGGGCATCGGCAGCTCAAAGTCCAAGTGCTTATAAACACGGCCCGAGGCCCTGTCCACACGTTCCAGGCGTTGGTACACATACTTCCTGCGGATGGGAACAAGCTGCATTATTTGACTTTCAGTGGTTGCATGGATGTCTTTAGATGCTCACTTTGCATCTCTCGGCTGTCTTTCAACATGCGCAATAGCTCTTCCAGCTCTTCAATGCTGTAGAGGCCCTCGGGAATATGAAAACGGGCCGTGTTGTAAACAACAATTTGTTCCTCACTCATTTGATCCAGTCCTTAAGGTCTTCGCCAAGCACTGCGCTTGCGATGTTGATTTTGTTTCTGAGCGCTTTGACGATGTGCTCGTCCACGGTGCCCGGGCTGATGAAGTCGATGTAGGTCACCTTGTTCGTCTGCCCGATGCGGTGGGCCCGGTCCTCGCTTTGCAGGCGCACTTCCAGGTCAAAGTTGTTGCTGTAGTAGATCACAGTGTGGGCAGCGGTGAGCGTCAAGCCGTATCCACCGGTGCGGGGGTTGCCAACGAAGAAGCGCAGATCGCTGTCGGGGTCTTGGAACTTGGTGACGATCTCTTGGCGCTCCTCGGCCTCCGTGTCGCCGTAGTACGTTGCCACGGCCGTCATGCCGTACTCCTTTTGCAGCGCTGCCTTGATGTTCTCGATGTCCCTGCGATAGTTGGCCCAGATGATGATCTTGCCCGTCACCTCTTGCGTGGTTGCCAAGAGCTCGTTGACCCGGTTGTTGGGGATGTCCACTTGCCTGCCATCATCAAACTTCACGTGCCCACAGCAAATCTGGTGCAGCCGCATGATCTGGGTCAGGGCATTGTTGGTGGACATCATGTCGCCGCCAATCAAGGTCAGGGCCATGAGCTTCATCTGGTCGTAGGCCTTGCGCTGCTCATCGGTGAGCTCGATATCCCTGCGCACAAACACCTTGTCGGGCAGGTCCAGGCACTCATCCTTGGTCACGCGAAAGGAGAAATCATTGAGCTTCTTTTGCAGCTCTTCCAAGTGCCGATACCCCACGATTTGCTTGAAGGTGTGGGTGGGCAGCTTGCGCTCGACCAGCACTGCGTACCTGTTTTGGAAGGCGTAATAGCTGGAGTAGTTGAGGTTGTTGGGCCCCAGGAATTCGCATTGGCTGAAGAGGTCAAGGGGTGACTTGGTGACGGGGGAGCCCGTTGCAATGCGCCTGTACCGCGCTTCACGGCCCACCTTGATGATGCCCTTGGTGCGCTTGGCCCCCGGGGTCTTGATGGTGGTGCTCTCATCAATCGCCATGAATGCACTGGTCACCCGCAGGAAAACAGAGGCAAAGTTCAAGCCCTTTGGCGTGCTGAACGCCTCAATGTTCATGACCAAAATCCGCAGTGTGTCCACGGCGTTGAGCATCAACTCCATCTGCGCTTTTTCCGCCTTGCGAGGGGAGGGGGACCACGCTGCCATGGTGTACTGGATGTGCTCCGGCATGTGCTTGGGGACCTCGGATGTGTACCAATTGCGGTACACGCCTTTTGGCGCTACGATAAGCATTGAATTGATCTTGCCCTTGTCGTACAGCATGGCGGCGTTGTTGATGAGCATGAAGCTCTTGCCCGTGCCCATGTCAGCGAACAGCGCCACCTCCGGGTCCTCCCAGAAACGCTGTAGGAACGCCGCCTGATGCAGGTATGGCTTGTTCTTGAACGGGTACCGATCTAAAAAATAATTCATCACACTCTTCCTTTCTTTGAAAAGGGGTATTGACAACCCCGGGATGTAGTGTACACTATGCGTACGTTTCAAGAAAGGAGAGCGTAAACGTGACTACAGTCTACATTGTTCAAGAGATGTCAAACCATGACATTGCGCCTGCAATGAAGTTTGGGGATATGAAGGTTTTACTGCCATCAAACACCCAGATCGCATTCAGCACAGTGCCCACGGTGCGACTCCTGCGGCGCAAGCTGCGGGAATACAAGGATGGGGATTACCTGTTGTTGACAGGGGACCCTGTGGCTATCGGCTTGGCCTGCTCGATAGCTGCTTTCTATAACGCTGGCCGATACACAGCTTTGAAGTGGGACCGCCGCGAGAAGCTGTACATCCCTGTTAAAATTGACATCACCGAGAAAGGAGAAAGCGATGAGTAATATCGCCGACATGTTTGAGCAAGACGCTGGAGCCTTGCAAGTCAAGAACGAGGACCTGTCCTCTGTTGGTGCTTTGGCGAAACGTGCCAAAGAACTGGAAAAAGAGATCGAAGAGCTGGAGAGCATCGTTGATGAGCGCAAGCAGCAGCAGCGCAAGCTGTTGGAGGAGACCATTCCTTCAATGCTGCAAGAGCTTGGCCTGTCCAAGTTCAGCATGACCGATGGCAGCGAGATCGTGGTCAAGCCGTTCTACAACGCTTCGATCAAAGAAGAAAACCGTGCACAGGCCTATGAGTGGCTGCGTGAAAACGGCTTCGATGACATCATCAAAAACACTGTGTCTGTGCGTTTTGGCCGTGGCGAAGACGGCCTGTGCGACACACTACTGAATCAACTGCGCGAGCAAAACTATCCCGTGGAGCAGGCGCAGAAGATCGAATCCCAAACCCTCAAGGCTTGGGTTCGCGAACAGGTGGAGCGTGGCAGCACGTTTCCCACCGAGCTTTTTGGTGTCTATGTGGGCCAAAAGGCTTCCATCAAATCCGCATGAAACAAGGAAATTAACATGAGCAAGAACCAAGTGTCGGTCAAAGAGACCAACGAATATGCAGTCGCCCTTGCAGGTGACTTTGAGCAAGATGCCAACAGCGGCTTTGACGGCATGGGCCAGGAAGACTTTGCGCTTCCGTTCCTCAAGCTGTTGACCAGCACCAGCCCCGAGGTTGGTGAAGTTGAAGGCGCGATGCCCGGATTCATCATGAACACCGTGACGGGTGAGTTGCATGATGGCAAGAAGGGCATCACGGTCATTCCCGTGGCGTATGTCCGCCAATACATTGAATGGGCACCTCGCGGCTCCGGCAGCGGCGCACCCCAGGCAATCTATCCGGCCACGTCAGACATCCTGACACGCACGCACCGTGAACCGGGCGACAGCAAGGACTACCTTGACAACGGGAACTACATCGAGAACACCGCCAATCACTATGTGATGGTGATCAACGATGATGGCATCCCTGAGGCAGCCTTGATCGTCATGAAGTCCACCCAGCTCAAGAAGAGCCGCAAGTGGAACAGCATGATGATGTCCACCAAGCTGATGGGCAAAAACGGCCCATACACCCCTCCCATGTATTCACATGTGTACCGCCTGTCCACACAGGCCGAGTCCAACGACAAGGGCAAGTGGTATGGCTGGGAGATCGAAAAAGTCGGCCCCATTGAGGACATGAACCAATATGCTGCTGCAAAAGCCTTCGCCCAGCAAGTGGGCGCGGGGGAAGTGAAAGTCAAACATGAAGCTGAAGGCGCTGAGAGCAGCGCACGTTCAGAGCCATTCTGATTTTCGGGGGAGGGAGCTCCCCTCCCCCACTTTTCCTATAGAGAGACAGCATGACCGAGATCACAAAATTCAAGGCAATATTCAGCGGTCTGGATATTGCCTATGGCACTTACAAAATAAAGTCTGAGCGTGGAGATGGAAAGCAAGCAGGACAGGCCACAGTGGTGCGCAAGCCACCGACTGATGACCTCTGGGAAAAGCACCTGGAAGGCGTTGAACCGAGTTTGGGAATTATCCCGATCCGGGCGGATAACTCCTGTATCTGGGGCTGTATTGACATTGACCAGTATCCACTGGACCACAAAGGACTCGTTGAAAAAATCCATCAATTAAAGCTGCCGCTGGTTGTCTGCCGCAGCAAATCTGGGGGCGCACATGTATTCCTCTTCACCGCAGAACCGGCCCCGGCCCGGGACTTCCAAACGTACCTCAAAAATGCTGCTGCGCTTCTTGGGGAAGCTGGGCGTGAAATATTCCCCAAGCAAGCCGAAATCCTCGTTGACCGAGGAGATACCGGAAACTTCCTTAATCTGCCGTACTTTGGCGGGGACAGCGGTACCCGGTATGCATTCAATGGGGACGGCTCAGCGGCATCGCTTGAAGAGTTTTACGGACTCTACGAGGCCAACGTTCAACAGTTGCCTCTTGCTTTCCCTGAGCCGCCAAAACAAGCGGAGAGTCCCATCAAAGACGGCCCGCCTTGTCTACAAGCTCTATGTGCGCAAGGGTTTCCAGAAGGCACCCGCAATAATGGATTATTTAACATATCGGTGTATCTTAAACGCGCACACCCGGGTGCGTGGGAGGACAAACTAGTCGAGTACAACTTCAAGTATGTGTCCCCGCCACTGCCCAACAACGAGGTGCAGGTGGTCCTCAAGCAGGCCAACAAGAAGGACTACAACTACAAGTGCAAGGACGCGCCGCTCAATGGCTTTTGTAACTCCGGCCTGTGCCGCACACGCAAGTTTGGCATTGGCGCACATTCCCCCGATGCACCTCAAATAGCCTCCTTGTCAAAGTATGCAAGCGAGCCCCCGCTGTGGTTCTTGGATGTCAACGGCCGCCGCATTGAGCTCGATACCGAGTCGCTCTTCACCCAAGCCGCCTTTCAAAAAGCCTGCGTGGAAAAGCTCAACGTCCTGCCCCCGGCCCTGCGCAAACAGGATTGGGAAAACCTGCTCAATGCACTGCTCAAAGAAATGGTGGAGACTGAGCAAATTACCGAGGCATCCGAGGACACCAGCGTGACCGGGCGCTTCTTGGACCTGTTGGAAGAATTCACCACACACATGCAGCAAGCAATGGTGCGCGATGAAATCTTGATGGGCCGACCCTGGACCGATGAGGATGAAGCCCGGACCTACTTCAGGATGAAAGACTTGGAGAACCACCTCAAGCGCAACAACTTCGTTGGCCTGAGTGCCCCCAAGATGGCCCAGCGCCTGAGGGACATGGGAGGCGAGCCCATCCCCCTGTTCCTTAAAAACCGCACCGCTCGGTGTTGGCGCATCCCAAAGTTTGAAAAGCAGGACGCACCGTTTGACACGCAGACCCAACGCACCGAAGGGAGTCCATTCTGATGCTACGAATCGATGGTTTTGATGAAGCGATCCTTGGCCCCGCCATGATTTGGCGTGGGCCCCAGATGATCGATGTGCTGGTGTATGACGCAGAAAAGATTCGCGACATCTTGATGGCCCGGGACGGGATGGATGCTGAGATGGCTCGGGAGTACATCGAATTCAACATTGAAGGTGCTTACATGGGTGAGCACACCCCGGTGCTCGTGTGGCCCAACGACCTGTGGGACATCGATGCCTGAAATCACCAAAGTGTTCGGGCCCCCAGGGTCCGGCAAAACAACCTACCTGCTCAACGTGGTTGACCGTGAGCTTGAAGCACACGTTGCCTCAGAGAGAATGGGCTACTTCTCCTTCACCAGGAAAGCTGCCAACGAAGCGCGGGATCGTGCCATTGCCAAGTTCCCACAGCTCAACGCCAAGACCAGCTTCCCCTTCTTTCGCACCCTGCACAGCCTTGCCTTCCAATGCTTGGCGGTCAAGGCCGACATGATGATGCAGCCAGACAACTACCGCGAGTTCGCGGCCCAGGTGGGCATCGAGCTCAATGTGGTGAGCGAAGAAGATACTGAGGTTGCCAAGGCCGACAACCCCATCCTCAACGAGATCAATCTGGCCCGCATCCGTGGCTCAGACCTCAAAACGCACTACAACCAGTGCGGCTTGGACATCGAGTGGCATCACTTCGAATTTGTCGAGCGTAGCTACAGGCACTACAAACGCAGCAAGGACCTGCTGGACTTCACCGACCTGCTGGAGATGGTGGTCACCGAGCATTCCCGCCTGCCGAGCCTGGAGGTGCTGATCATCGATGAGGCCCAGGATTTGAGCCGCTTGCAGTGGCAAATGGTGGAAGTCCTGGCAGAAAAAGCCAAGCGGGTATTTCTTGCCGGGGATGACGATCAGGCGGTATTTACTTGGGCCGGGGCCGATGTCAAGAGCTTCTTGTCCTTCCAGGGCCAGATCACGGTCCTTGATCAGTCCTACCGGGTGCCCAGCACCGTCCACGCCCTGGCAAACCGGATCGTGCACCGCATCAACGAGCGCCAACCCAAGCTGTGGAAGGCCCGGGACTTTGAAGGCGTGGTCAAGACCTACCACCGCTTTGAAGACGTGCCGGTGGATGATGGGCAGTGGCTAATTCTTGCCGCTACCAACTACATGCTCAACCCCATCCATGAATGGCTCAGGGCCGGGGGCGTGCTGTTTGAGCGCGGCGGGGTCCCAAGCCTGAGCCCCAAGATCATCTCCTCGGTCATCTCCTGGGAGCGCTTGCGCAGGGGCGAGCAAGCCACTGGAGCGGCCGTAGCGGAGCTGTACAGGTACTTGGATGCCTCACTGGTTGCAAGGGGCCACAGGACGCTCAAAGGGGCCGATCCGCATGCGCTGTACGACCTTGCTGCACTGACCAAGGACCACGGACTGCTGGGCAGCCCTCCTTGGTATGAAGCGCTCAGCCGGATCAGCGAAGACAAGCTGGATTACCTGAGGGCCGTGCTGCGCAGGAAGACCAAGCTGTCGAGCGCGAACCGCATCAAACTGTCCACGATCCACGGAGCCAAGGGCGGCGAAGCGGACAACGTCCTTTTGATGATGGACCTCTCACCAAAGTTCGCCCAGGAATACGCCAAGAACGGCGACAACGTTCACCGCCTCTTTTACGTGGGCATCACCCGCGCCAAGCAATCATTGCACTTGGTGCTACCCAAGCATTCAGAAAAAGGATTCCGTCTATGAGAACCATCCCAATGTTCCCCACCCCCACCGAGTGGGTGCCCCCTGAGACATTTCCCAATTTATCCAACGCCAAGGAGATTGCAATTGACCTCGAAACCTGTGACCCGAACATGGAATCTTTTGGTCCCGGTTGGCCTCGCAACGATGGGTTTATTGTTGGTTACGCTGTCGCCGTTGACGGCTGGTCTGGGTATTACCCTGTGGCTCATGGCGGTGGTGGCAACCTTGACAAACGGCTTGTTGAACGTTGGATACGGGATGTACTTTCCACCCCAGCCGACAAAGTCATGCACAACGCCGCCTACGACCTGGGTTGGCTTACTGCCTCCGGATTCAATGTACACGGCCGAATCGTGGACACCATGCTCGCCGCTCCCCTCCTCGATGAAAACCGATTCAGCTTCAGTCTCAACTCCCTTGGTTTCGACTACCTCCAAGAAGTCAAGAGCGAGCAGGGCCTCAAGCAGGCCGCAGCCGATTTCGGTGTCCATCCTAAAAAGGAACTCTGGAAGCTCCCAGCGATGTATGTCGGGGAGTACGCCGAGCAAGACGCTGCGCTGACCTTGAAGCTGTGGCAACACTTCAAAATCAAGATGCGCCAGGATGAGGTTGAGTCGATCTTCAACCTGGAGACCGAGGTGTTCCCAGTGCTCTTTGAGATGACCCGCCGAGGCATTCGCTTTGACCGGGAAAAGGCTGGACGCTTGATTGAACAGCTTCAAAAGCGCGAAAAAGAAATCTACGCCGAGCTCAAACGCATCTGTGGAAACTCTGTGGATATCTGGGCAGCGCAGTCCATTGCCCACGCCTTTGACAAGTTGAGTCTGCCCTACAGCAAGACGGAGAATGGCGCACCCAGCTTCACCAAAGGGTTTTTGGATAGCTGTGAACATCCTGTGGCTAAGTTGATCGTGGAGGCCCGTGAAACCAACAAGACCCACGGAACCTTTCTGCAACCTTACTTGGACTTCAGTTCCAGGACCGGACGCATTCATCCTCACGTCAACCAGATGCGGTCTGATGATGGCGGCACGGTCACTGGACGGCTGTCCATGGCGAACCCCAACTTGCAGCAGGTCCCTGCCCGCCACGAGATCATTGGCCCCATGGTGCGATCGCTGTTCTTGCCGGAGGAGGGGGAGCTCTGGGCATCCAATGACTTCAGCTCGCAGGAGCCTCGTTTGCTCGTGCACTATGCAAACCTTTTGGGTTTACCCGGGGCCGAGACCATGGTCAATGCGTACCGCGCCAACCCGGACACGGACTTCCACCAGATGGTGGCGGACATGGCCGAAATTAAGCGCAAGGCGGCCAAGACGATCGGCCTGGGGCTGATGTATGGCATGGGCAAGAATAAGCTCGCTGCGCAGCTTGATTTGAGCCTTACCGATGCGTCCGACCTGATTGATCGGTTCCACACCAACGTGCCGTTCCTCAAGGGCACGGTCACTGCCGTGATGAAGCGCATTGATCACCCGGCAGCGGGGGGCGCAATACGTACCTTGCTTGGCCGCAAGTGCCGCTTTCCGCTGTGGGAGCCGATGGAGTGGGGCGTGAACAAGGCCCTGCCCCGGGAGCAAGCAGTCATGGAATACGGCCAACGGATCAAGCGGGCGGGCACCTACAAGGGGTTGAACCGGTTGATCCAGGGGTCCGCCGCTGATCAGACCAAAGCTGCCATGGTGGCGCTTGCCAAGGCAGGCTTTACGCCCATCTTGCAAGTGCATGATGAGCTTGCGTTGAGTGTCAAGAACCGCGAAGAGGCGGTGGAAGCAGCCAGGATAATGGCCGAAGCGGTGCGGTTGGAGGTTCCCAGCCGCTGTGATGTGGAAATTGGACCGAGCTGGGGAGAAGCCAAATGAAGATTGTGACTTGCAAGAATCGCTTTGAGATCATCCTGGAGGATGGCGAGGAGCCACACTGGGCGGATTTGGCAGCAGCAGTACGGGATTGGCTGTTTCGCCGAAACTGAACAAGTTGGGGATCGGCCTGACTCCCCAGGCTGTCGGCGGTGCAACGCATAATGGTCTGCCCTAGCGATCCACACGGCTGGGGACTGGTGAGGAATTACCAGAGGCGGCGCAAGACCTAGGTCGGCAACCGCATGAACCAGTCAATCCCCATGCGTGTAGGTTGTTGGTGGCGGGGTGGGTTCAGGCTTACGAATCAAGTCCATCCCTACGGTTCCCTGTCATATCAGGTGGCCTCGACTCACCAACACGGCTGGGGACTAATCGTGGATGAACCCACATTGGTGTCAATCCCCATGCGTGATGGCTCGGGGGGCCTTTCACCCCGATAGCTTGTCAGGCTCTATCCTGCTTGGTTGATGGCTCACTGTACAGCGACTTAGGCCAAACGCGATTATTGTCCCGAATGGCGACCACCAACAAAACCAATTATATCAACTCACTTGAAAAACCCTTTGATCCGTTGCCAAAGGTTGGGCGGTTCCTTGTGGTCATCAAACAGGTCCAACTGCTCCAGGGTGAAGAGATACTCCCCCTTGCCTCGCCCGGGCACCAGATCGGCGCGAAGCCGACCATGGGCTGACAGATACAGGCCCGCCCTGCGGATGCACGATGAATGCACGTTCAAGGCACTGGATATTTCACTGGTGCGCTGGGGAACATAGTTGCACATCCGAAGGTGCTGCAAGACCATCCTTTGCGCGTCTGCTGCTGCAACTTTGATCGGCTCAGGCTTCGTCATCATCTTCTTCCTTCAAAACGGTTATCAGGTCATCAGGCATGCAATACCCTGCATCCTTGAGCATTTGCAGGGTGTCCACCATGTTGTCCCGGTCAAGGTTGTAGTACGACTTCCCGTCATACGGCAGATTGATCGGGGCAAGGGTTGATTGATCAACCCATTCCCGCTGGGCGGCCAGGGTTGCAGTAAGTTCCTCTACAGGTGCTTTTGACCACTCCTTGGGCATGGGCGGGCAGGGCGTGTCCGAGACACGCTTGATGCCTGCCACATGGCATGTGTATCCACCATTCACGTCAGCGTAAAGGTAGATATCACACGCATGGTTCATGCTGCTCCAGCGGCAATAGGCCATCAGAACCACCCAAACCAGAGGCCCGTACCGTGGACCCAGGCAATCGGAAACAGGAGCGCCCCTGCCACCAGGAAGCCCCAGGAGGCCGTCTTCAAGCAGACCACGATGTGGGTGATCCACGCAGCAATGACCCAGGCCACGAGGCCCAAAGGAAATAAGTCTTTCATCGCACCACTCCTTCCAAACGATCTGCCACCAGCTTGGCGTAACCAGCAATGTCGGTCCAGTGATCCACCTTGTCGGGGTTGCCGTTCACAATGCGGCCGATCTTGTGCACGATCATCTCCAGCGCTTCCCACTGATCATCAGCAAAGGTCTTGCCGTGCTTTTGAGCATGCTCCGCCATCTGCCGCTTGATACCCTGCATCAGGGCCGCGCCGTCTTTGAATGCGCCGTAGTCCAAGGCCCGAGCGTCAAGGGTTGCGTCCACGTCAGTGGTGGGGGTCTTCTCCTCGGCCGGGTCGGGAACCTTGTTCCAAACACTCAACGGCGGCATTGGATTTGCCTCTGTCCAGGACTCGGCCCGGGCCCGCTTGCGCAGCAAATAGATGCGCGGTGGGGCGGTCTTGAACTTCTCAGCAACCTTCTTTGGTTCGGCGGTTGGGTGGTCTTTGAAATATTGAACGATTTTTTCAGTCTTTGTCATTTGATTACTCCAGTGGTTGATAAAATGGGTGAGCCCGGGCGCACGCAGATGAACTTGCCAGCTCCGTTCCTTGTCTTCCCAAAACAAGGACCGTTCTGCGCGGCCCACGGCTCATAACGGTTTGTCCTGCTCTTCTTGCAGGGCTTCTTGCCTCCTACGTTCTTCGATGCTCAGGGCCAATACCCTGCGCAGCCATGCGGAACCCCCCAGGCGCACATACTCCGTGTGCTGGGACTTTGTCATTCGGATGCTGGTAGCCACCCCGCTGTCGGTTATTTCTGATCTTGGTCTGGGCACTTGTGTTCTCCTGCTTGCGTTTTGCTTTGAAAATATAAGTTGCAGTTGGTGCAACGCCATATCTGCCCGCCAGATACTCTGGTGCGGTCATCCAGCACCCCTGGTGGTCTGGTTTGCCACGTGCGGACAAGCTCGATCACGCCTTTTTCTCCCTGGCTTTCTTCGCGTCTTCCTTGGTCCGCGCCTTTTGGGCCGCTTCCAAGGAGGTGTACTTCTTCTTTGTGCTGTCTAGGTGGTAGAAGCCGGACAGGGATTTTTGTATCTCATCAACAATTTCCCCGTCCCGCGCTTCAAGGACCCAGGTGCTGTCGTTCCAGGGCAGCCAGTTCATTTGCGCCCCTGTGCCAGGATGGTGCAGATCGCAATCTCTGCGTGGCCGTTCACCCCGTCCAACGCACAAGCTGTGACCATAGGGTCCGCACCGTTGCTCACGGCCCGCTCCCACTTGTCCCGCTTGCCATAGGCGTTGATGGTGATGCAAACCATAAGCGCTACGAGGAACGCCAATACGATGCCCCAAATACCAAGCCAAAATTTCTGATCACTGTTCATGTGTTCTCCTGTGGTGGTGTGCAAGTGTGAATGTCTTTTGTACGCTTACCGCATCTTGGGCAAAAGTTGCGCTCTGTGCGCTGTGGTGGGGTGGTGTAGAGGTCTGCTTCATGCTGAAACTGTTTATCTGCTATCCAGTTAATCACACCATGACTTGCAAACGCCACAGGCTCTTGCTCTGTGCGCTCTGCCAGCAACTTGCCAATGATGCGGTAGCACTCAGCGTGTAGGTTGTTGGCCTCTTCGTAGTTTCGTGTGCCGATCTGGCAACGCTTCATGATTTGCTCGGCTTCAAGCATTGTTCTTATCCTTGAGTTTGTCTGAAATTCTTTGTGCAATGTGCCGCTTTAGGTACAAATCGGGTGTAATGGTGAAACATTCTTCAATGTCTTCATCGCTTAGATCGACCCATGTGCGCTGTGGTTGGACATCAAACTTGTTGCGTGGGTCAAAGCCGCCATCAGAAACAATGTCGCTGTACTTTGCTGTAGGTTCTTGCTCTGGCTGTGCCAATCTTTCTTTGAGTGCGGCGATGGCTTCGTGCATCTTTTCTGCTGATGCGTTGAACTCGTCATTGTTTGTCCAATCAATGGAAACCTCAGTTTCTAACGCATCCAGCGCCATTGCCATTGCTTCTTTGTCAGTCATACCCACCCCAATCCTTTAAAAACGGAAACAACTAAAGCAGTTGTGCCGACTATTAATGAGAACCGTCTCTCACAGTGTGGTGCCACATAAATTGTGCCAATCAGCACAAGCATTTGTGTTTCAGTCATGCTTGTCCCCTTGCTTTGATTGCGGCCTGAATCACATCGTGCTTGGCCTGCGCGATCGGGGCGGCACATTCGGCGCACATTTCTAACGCACCGCTGAGTTGGTAGGTATGCAGGGTCGTTGGTCGAGGGAATGCCAAGCCGAGGTAATTGGTGCAGTCAAAGCTCTCGACATGGCACTCTTTGTGGCAGATGTCGCAGATGGTTTGGTAGGTGAGCTTGATCATATGTTTCCCCTTGCTCTGATGGCATCCCCCCATGTACCGCCGCCTTCTTTCAAAATGTGGTCTACCAAGTCTGCACACGCCTCACGCTCCGCTTCAATCGCCCTGTTGACCAGCATCACCAGATGCGGGGTAGACACCGTCCAAGTGGAATACTGCCGGTTCTCGGCAATGATGTCGTGCATCATTGAAAGTACTTCAGCTTGTTTCATGCTTGTTCTCCTCTGGCCCTGATGGCATCGCCCCATGTGCCACCACCTTCTTTAAGTATGTGGTCTACCATTTTTGCATTCGCCTCACGTTCGGCCAAGACAGCTTCTTCAACCAACATTTGCGTCATGCTCCACAGGTCTGTAACAAATTTATTGGATGTGATCGCTTTGTTCATGGCTTCCACTCCTGGTACCAGCCTTCGACGTACATGTCGTGAAAAGCCCAGGCCACGAGCCACGTCCAACTGAGCTTTTCATCGCGGGGATAATTGACCTTTGCCATCATCAGGCAGAGGTTCTTACTTGGTGGGGCCATCATGTTTCTTCCTTGTATTCAAACTCTAACAACCATGCCATCAACTTGATGGTGAGCCAGCGGGGCTTCTTATAGCAAGCCATCTTCATTCCAACGCCATTCGCACTGCCCGGAAACATCCAATAGCCCACCACCTTGGGCAGCTTGAAGAATGTGTAACTAGCCGCATCCGCTTGGTGATCGCTCATTTCTCGCCTCGCAGTTCTTTCTGTTGAATATCAAACGCTTCTTTCCACTTCTGGTACTTGAGCGCACAGGCTTCGCAGTCACACTCCCAGGTAAATTCATCGGGGTCAGCAATGCTGCCCTCTTTCTTTATGGGCGCTAGGCCAAAGCCAGACTTGAAGTCGCTCATGGCTGATTCCCCTCCGTTGTCATGTTCTCGGTGCGTGATCGGCTACAGCCCTTGCCGCAACTCTCCGTGTAGTTCTTTGTCGTGGTCACTGTGCCGCCGCACTTGGTGAAGTAGTGCCAACTGGAGTTGTCGTAAAACTTGTAGACCGTGCATCCGTCAGCACTGGACACCACAGCAGGAACACGATCCTTGGCCCGTTGTTCGTCACTCGGGCCAAACATGGCTTGCAAACCTAGAAATCCAAACCCGATCACGAGCCCGCCGATCAAGAGGAGCAGCAAGGTAATTCCCAGGGCCTTAAGTGCGTCCATAAAGTAACTC